GGGGCCAGCTCGGGGGCCAGCTCAGGGGCCAGCTCGGGGACCAGCTCTGGGGCCAGCTCGGGGACCAGCTCGGGGACCAGCTCGGGGACCAGCTCGGGGACCAGCTCTGGGACCAGCTCTGGGACCAGCTCAGGGGCCAGCTCGGGGACCAGCTCGGGGACCAGCTCAGGGGCCAGCTCGGGGACCAGCTCAGGGACGCGGTGTGGGGCGGCCAGGAGTTACCCTGGCTCGCCTTCTATGCTCACGGCCGGACCCTAGGCGCCACCTACCCACCCGAACTCGACGCACGCCTGAACGCGCTGTTCGACACCGCAGACCTCGGCTGGTGGTGGCCCTACACCGGCGTCGCGATCCTCACCGACCGGCCCACCGCCCTGCACCGCGACACGCAAGGCCGCCTCCACCACGAAACCGGGCCCGCCGTGGCCTACGCCGACGGATGGGCCGTACACGCCTGGCACGGCACACGAGTCCCCGCCGACCTCATCGAAGGCCACTGGACCACCAACGACATCCTGCGCGAACCCAACGCCGAAATCCGCCGCTGCGCCATCGAGAAGCTCGGCTGGGACCAGTTCATAGCCGACGCCCACCTGACCCAGGTCGGCGACACCATCCCCGACCCCGGCAACCCGGGCCACCACCTCGCCCTCTACGACGTACCCGAACAGATCTACGACGAACCCGTCCGCGTCCTGCTATGCACCAACGCCACCGTCGAACGAGACGGCACCCGGCGCCGGTTCGGCCTGACCGTCCCCGCATCCATCCCCGGCCCTCTCGCCGCAGCAGCGTGGACGTTCGGCCTCAACCCCTCCGACTACGCCCAACTCCAGTACGCGTACTAAACCCCCTACGACTCCCGTCCACAGTGGACGGGCGAAAGGAGCAACACCGTGACAACAGCAACACTCGCGCAGCTCGTCGACGCCCACGGCGTCCAGGTCGACGAGCACCTCGACCGGCAGATCACCGTCCCCATCTGCGCCGAGCTGCAGCGCCAGGGCGACATCATCGTCATCCCCGCGGCAATGGCCGGCCGGTCCGGTCGCCACGCCACCACCGCGGTGCCCGGCCACGGTGTGGCCGTGGTGCGTGGCGAGAACGGCGGGAACACCCACCTGCTGCTGCCGTCCGGGGACGTGTTCTACGACGCGGGCAGCCCGCGCGCCGGCGAGCTGGACCTGGGCGTGCTGACCGTCGCCGACGGTGCGGTCGGCTATCTGGCGCACCCGGAGCACGGCTACGCCGGGATTGCGCCGGGCTCCTATGTGGTGCGCCGCCAGCGTGAGCAGGCGGATGAGATCCGGCTCGTGCAGGACTGAGCCCTGCGGGTCCCGGCCCGGCCGCCCTTCCCTGCGGCCGGGCCGGACAGCCCAGCAACATCAACCAACGATCCGAGATGGAGAGCCGTGACCTGGTTCAAGGTGGACGACTCGTTCCACTCCCATCCGAATCGCCCCGACCCGACCCGACCCGACCCTAAAGGGGGTACAGGTAGGGGATCAGCTCACGGTGTCGCGCACGCGAGCGCAGAACCCCCACCCCAATGCCCCAAACACCTCGACACCCCCGACCCACCACCCTGCGGCCAGTGCGCCGACGCGCGCCGAGCCCGCGAACGGTGGGAACTCGCCGAGTCCGAACGCCGCCGAGCCGCACCCCAGTGCCAGCGCCACCGCGGCCAACCTGCGACCACCTGCGGCCCATGCCGCAGCGAACGCCTGGCCGGTGCCGCATGACCGGCCCGACCGAGCACGAGCAGGTGTGGATCGCCACCGCACGCCGCGGCACCACCGCCCACCGCCTCGCCACCCAGGCGAAGACCCGCTGCGGACGCAGCACCCGAACCGGACTCACCACCACCACCGCCACCACCGCCCGCGAGCGCCACCAGGCCGTCTGGTGCCCACGCTGCTGGCCCGCCGAGGAGGACCAATGACCGCCCGCGACTGGGAGCCGCCCGTCCGCTTCGTAGACGAACCCGCCGAGACCATCGGCCAGCTCCACGACCGGCTGCCTGACGGCGAATGGACCGAGGCGTACGGGTACCGCTGGAAGGCGATCAAGACCGAACCGAAGGAGTCGAACGGTGACTGACCCGGGCGGTCCCACCGCAGTTGAGCCCCGCTTCGTTGCCCGGCTGATCATCGCCACCGTCGACGGCCGCCCCGCCGGTCCCACCCTCATGCGCGCACTCCAGGCCATCTGGGCCGACCCGAACCCGCACAGCACCGTCGCCGCGGTGACCGAGCTCCTGGCCGCGCACCGGCGCCGCATGTCCGCGATGCACATCGCCTACCGCAGGAGGAACCGATGACCGACCCCACCGCCGACCCGATCCCGGACGTCTACCTCACCACCGCCCCGGATGAGGTGCAGGCGTTCGCGATCGAGGCGTACGAATACGCCACCACCGAGCCGGCATCGCACCGCGCGCTACGCGCCGCCGTCGACCGGGTGTGGCGTGCCGCCCGGCGATCGCTGAAGGAGCGCATCGCCGAACTGGAGGCCGAGGCCTCGGCCCGCGAAGGGGAACTCGGCGACATGCGGGCCTCACTGTCGGCGGCCGAGGCCGACCGCGACGACGTCGAGCAGGACCGCGACCGGCTACGCGAACTCGTCGACGCCGCATGTGTCGCCGAGCTGGTCGAGGCGCTTCGGCGTGGACGCGCCCTGGAGGTCCGGTCGTCTCCGCCGAGCCTGCCGTCGCGCCGGACGCGACCGAAGGACAACGCCATGGCTGAGGCGTGCGTGTTCTGCCGCATCATCCGAGGCGACGAGCCCGCGACCGTCGTCCGGCGCTGGCCGGACGCGGTGGCGATCATCCCGCTCAACCCCGTCGTCGATGGACACCTGCTGGTCATCCCGGTCGAACACGTCGAGGACTTCACGACGGTCCCCCGGATCACCGGGGCGGTGATGGCGCGCGCGGCGGAAATCGCGGTGAGGCCCTGCAACTTGATCGCCTCAGCAGGGCGGGAGGCCACACAGTCCGTGTTCCATTTGCACGCCCACATCGTGCCCCGCGCCGAAGACGACGGGATCGCGCTGCCCTGGTACTCGGGACGCCGCAGGCGACGGGCGGTACCCAATGCCGCCTGAGCTTTCTCGTCCGACGACCTGCCCGGTACGCCCGGACGGTGTGACCGTGCCACCCCAACTCGCGAACTACTTGGCCCGCCTGGAGACGTGGGCTGCTGGTGTGGCCGGGCGCAACACCGAATTGCGTCGCCAACTCGCCGTGGTGAACCGGCGCCTGGCAGCCATGTCTGGGCCGCTGGACACCACCACCATCACCACGTTGCAGGCCCGCGCCCGCCACGCGCTCAGCAAGCACGGCGACGCCGCAGTCATCCACCCCGAGGTACCGGACAGCTACGCCCGCGCCGTGATCGAGATGGAGGTCGACGAGCTCCAGCAGGCGTGGGCCGGTGACGGGGATGTCGACTACGAGCTGCTGGACGTGGCCCTGACCACGATGGCGAGGTGGCAGGCCCGCCGGGACCGGGATGCGGTGGACGAGACGGCGAACCGCCGTGGGTAGCGCGATTGGAGCATTGAAAGCGACTGCCACACGAGCGGGTCTCCCTTTCGACGAATACCTCGCTCATCTCGATGCTGGTGAAAAGTGGTGCACCCGCTGCAAAACATGGCAGTTGCGCGCTGACTTTGGCGCGGACCGCTCTCGCGGCGACGGACTCTCATCTGTCTGTCGCGAGTCCAAATACATCAGGCGGACGAGCAATGGTCCGGGTGGTCGCGAGCGTCGCGTTCAGGCCGCTGCTGGATTCGCTTGGTGTCGTGGCTGCCAGGCGTGGCTTCCTTCGGCCTCGGTGTCACAAGGTGCCTGCCGGACTCATCTAAACGCCGAGTACCGCCAACACTACGCGGCCAACCCGGCGCCGATAAGGGCGCGGACAAAAGCTCGCCGCCGTGGACTTGATCCGATTCCGGCGTGGTGGGCGACCGACCGCGTTGAGGACTTCTCCGGTGCTTGCGCCTACGGATGTGGCCGATGGCGGGGAAGTTGGGACCACATCTGGCCGGTCGCCCGCGGTGGCCGATCGGCGCCAGCCAACTTGGTTCCGGCGTGTGTGAGTTGCAACAGCAGAAAGGGGGATCGTGACCCGTTCCCGTGGATTGAGTTGGGGATGGTCGCTCTTCCTGACCTGTGGAGTGACCTTTCTGATCTTGCTCTTCAACACAACGAGCACTGGTACTCGGACTACGAGATGCGATTTGAGGCCCTGCTGTGAGTAACAAGATATCCGCGGGATGTAATGAGGCAAACCCTGGTTGCAGCGAGTTTCCTCATCGCATCCAGCTACGACGCACCACGGGATGGCGCAAGCCGTTGGGCGCCGTCGTCGTCTCGGCCCCCAGCAAGTTCGCCAACCCGTACCGGCCGGCGGTCCACACCCCGCAGGCGCACGCCGAGGCGGTACAGCGGTACCGCGAGTACCTACGCGGGCGCCCCGACCTGATCGAGGCGGCCCGCGCCGAGCTGGCCGGGCGCGACCTCGCGTGCTGGTGCTCGCTCAACCTTCCGTGCCACGCCGATGTACTGATCCAGGTCGCCGCAGGGGCGGTGGCCTGATGGGTTCCCACGCCGAGATCGCCGCCGGCATGGACGTGACACGGTTGCGGGAGCGCGTGGGCGACGCGTTGTCGTGGCGGGAACGCCAGCACGCCGAGGTGCGGCGGGTACTCGCCGAATACGCGGCGGGCGTCCACGGCCTCGATGTGGACGTCGACGTGGCGGCGCAGCCGCCGCAGGCCCGGGTCGCGGCCGAGGAGTGGGCCGAGTTGTGCGCGATGCTCGGCGCCGGGGGGCAGCCGTGACCGGGGTGCCCACGGGGGTCGCGTCCCCGTTCACCGCCTCGGCGGCGACGCCCGCCGCACCCGCCGCGCCTGTCGCGGTGGGTACCTGCCCGGTATGCGGACGTGGGCGGCTACCCCTGACCGCCGGTCGGAAGGTACTCGCCCACCCGGATGCGGCCGGGCCCCACATCCGAGCCAAACGCGACCCTGCTACGGGGAAGCCGCTCCTCGACAAGGACGGTCGGCCGGTCCCGGAGCGGCACACGCCTCGCTGCCCCGGCACCGGGCAGGCCGCTCGCCGCCCGGGACGACCCAAGGCGGCCACACCATGATCACCTCGCCGTTGACCGGGCCGCCCGACGTCGCCGTGTTCCGGGACCCGGACGCCACCTACGACGAGATGGTCAACACCGCAGCCGCGGAACTGCCGGCGCTCGCCGCCGCGACGGGCGCCCACCTGACCGGCTGGCCCCACTGGTCGATCCAGGAAACAGGCGACCTACCGGGCTGGCGGGACACACCGACCGTGCTCGTCGCCGAAGCGTGGGCCGAGCCGGCACCGGCAGCGGTGCGGAAGATGCGCCGACGCCACCACATCCCGCCCGGCGTCGGCAACCCGCAACTCGACGGCACCCAGCAGGGGCAGGCGGCGTGAATACCGTCCCGTGCCGTGTCTGCGGCCACCCGATAGGCGCGGCCAGTCCATACGCCGGGCGTCGCATCGGCCCACGCTGCGGCGGCCGGATCCACACCCCGCGGACACCGGCGGTGCACGTCGATCACCACCAGCACGACACCCACCCAGACCAGATGGCCCTGTTCGACTTCGACCTGAGCGAGGTGGCAGCGTGATCCGACCCGAGCCTCGGACCCTCGACGAACTCCTACGCGAACTGACCTTCGAGCGGTTCGCCCCACGTCAGGCGCCACCCCCGGAGACGTCCGTGGTCTACGCCGATGTGTACGCAGACCTGCTGGCCGACACCGAAAAGCAGGCACAGGAACGCCGCAGGCGGGTGCTGTGCGAGGCCGTCGACGGCGTGTACCAGGAGGACGACAACGTGATCCCGTTAAACGGGAACGTGCCGCATGAGTGCCGAGACCGGCAGGCCGTGGCGCTGCTGGCTGTGCCCGACGCGCGGAGTCGGTGCCGACCCGAACACAGCGTTCGAGGCGCTGGAGACGCACTACCAGAGCAGGCACATGGGCAAAAAGCCCGCGCTGGCGTGGCTGGCGGGCAAGGGAAAGAAGGCCGCATGAACGGGCTAGGTGTCAGCGGAGGTGCGGCGGCTCTTCTTGACCGGCCCGCGACGCCTGCCCGGCAGGGGGGTGGCCGGGTTGTCGAGGCGCCACTCGACGTACGCCTTGATGTCCGCCGAGCGTCCCGCATCGCCGACCACCTCGGCATATGCAGCCCACGTCTCCGCGTCGATCCGCACGCGGCGCACGTCGCTCTCGGTAGCCATGCAGACAGGGTACGGCTGTATGCCCCGACAGGGCAACAAACGGACCTACGAGTGTTGTCCCGTGGTTCAAATGGGCCTACAGTTGGACCTACGAATTGCCCCTGCCCGCCGGGAGACCCGAATGGTTGATCGCGTCAGCGTTGCAACGATGAAACTGCCGCAAATGCCGCACGCCCTTTACCGGTTCTTTGACCGGACAGACGCCCTGTTGTACATCGGCATCTCGGTCAACCTGCCCGCCCGGCTCCGGCAGCATCGGTCCGACAAGGCGTGGTGGTTAGCGATCAGCCGAGTGCAGGTTGAGTATTTCCCCATCCGCCGGGCAGCCCTCGACGCAGAGAAGCACGCCATCGAGACCGAAGGCCCACTGTTCAACGATACGCATAACGATCTTGCTCTCGTCGAGTCGTCTTTCGACGATCTCAACACCGAGGAGAAGATCCGACGACTCCATCCTGTAGAACGCAACATCATTGCAGCCCCCGCGCATGAGCAAGGGCATGAGCAGGGGATGCATGCTCTCGCTGAGCACATCCTGGAGTACGTCTATGACCCGGGCGATATGCCGGGTATCCGTCGCCGAGCCGAGTGGCAAGGCGATGCCGTATCCAGCGACGACACAGTCAACCTTGCTGTTGCCGCGATGGAGCAGGCAGCGGATCACAGGACGTCGCTTGAGAATGCGCTCGAAAACCTTCTCTACGCCTTCCCGGAAAATGAGCGTGAAGCCGATTTTGAGGCTGCTCGGCAAGATGTTATCGAGTTCATGGGCAGCCAGCACGACAACATCGATGTGCTGTGCCGTGCCGTGCGGCGCGGTTCGCTGAAGACCGAATCTATGCCGCCAACTTCGGGCTTCTTCCCCACGACGAGCAGGTCGAATGGCTCGCATGCGCCCTTGGCTCCGACGACCACGAGGAGGGGCCATCTGGCGACCACATCCGGGCGCGGGCCATGCGGATGGCGCAGAGATACCGGGAGACCGGCCGTGTCCTGCACGGCATGTGTTACGCCGACGCTGGGCGCTGGGCCAAGTGTCCACAGCGGGCTACGTGGCGCGTATGGATTATCGACTGCGCTGACTGCCTTCCGCGGGGAGCCATGAAGTGCGCCGGTCACGTGGCATTCTGCGCGACCCATATCGCAAAGGCAGTACGAGGCGCCCTTACTGCTCGCGCGGGCGACTCGACCTTGCCGAAGCTCCTCGCGATTGACCGCTACGCCGAAGTCCCGACCGATCCGTGGTCCGCAAGCGAACCACCTTTCTGATGACCGCATAGAACGGGGTATCCGTGGCACGCAGCGAAGCGCGGCTCCTCACCGCGATCTGGGAGGACCCAGACTTTATAGCCCGCTCGCCGACGGCGCAGCGGATGTTCATGTTCCTGTTGTCACAGTCCGACCTTGCCCATGACGGCGTACTCGCCCTTCGGGAGCGACGCTGGGCACGCCTCGCGGCTGGGCTGACCGTCGCTGATGTCCAGAAGGGCATTGTCGAGTTGAGCGCATCTGGCTTCGTGGTGGTCGACGAGGACACCGAGGAGTTGTTGATCCGCTCATTCATCCGCCGCGACAAGGTGTATCGGCAGCCCAACGTACTACGTGCTGCCGCCGATCACCTGCCGTTGGTGTCGAGTCCGCTGATCCGATGTGCGCTGCTCACGGAGCTGCGTCGAGTGGCGGGCGAACCTATGGCGGAATCCTCGGCCGCCATCGTTGCAGAGATGGTCGAAACCCTTACCGTGATCTTGAATGCCTCACCCATTGGGGGTACCGGGAACCCTTCCGAGAACCCTTCCTCGGGCACGAGCGGCGAGGCCTCAGCGCATCGACGGACATTCAAAGATAGTCCCGCAATGCGGGAACAGGGCAAACAGGACATTGACACACGGCCACAACCACCTACTGGCGTTTCCGCAGGCGAAAAGGCTTCCGATAACCCTTCCGGGGAGGCTACGCCCGGCACTCCCGGGGAATGGGGAGTGGTTACGGCCGTAAGTAGTGGTTTCCCCGATCCCCATTCCCCGGACTCCGCGAAGCCTTCGGCTTCGAGCGCGCAAGAGCGCGCCAAACGAGGAACCAGAATCCCCGCCGACTTCACTGTGACCCCGCAGATGGTCACGTGGGCTCGGGAGAAGGCGCCCAACGTGGACGGTCGCCTGGAAACGGAGAAGTTCGTCAACTACTGGCAAGCCAAATCTGGCAAGGACGCGACCAAGGTGGACTGGGCCGCAACGTGGCGGAACTGGATATTGACCGCCAGCGAGCATGTACTGGCGCGCCCACCGAGCGCCGCGAACAAGCTGCGCGGTCAGAACACCCGCGACGGGTCGATCAACTACGACGACGAGAGTCTCTGGAGCTTCCGATGACCATCGACCACTCGGCAATCCCCGCCGATGCCAGCGTGAACCGGGCCGGGTTCCTGATCGCCCGCAACGTCGCGGTGACGGCCGCGAGACTGGCCCGGATCGCCGACGGGTACACCGACGCCACGACCGACAACCCGCAGGTCGCCGAGTGGGTACGCCTATGGCAGGCCGACCAGAACGCGGCGCCGTGGTTGTACCTGTTCGGCTCGGTTGGGGTCGGGAAAACCCACGCCGCCGTGGCCGCCCTCCGCGAGGCCGTCCAGGTGCCGCGCACGGTGGCGTGGGATCTGGTCACGTTCTCGGCGCTGCTCGAATCCCGCCGACCATCAGCGGCGCAGGTAGACGGGTGCCGATACGAGCGCGCGGACCTGCTCATCGTCGACGACTTGGGCATGGTGAAGACGAACTCCGAATGGGCGATCGAGGAACTGTGGCGGGTCGTCGACTACCGTCGCCGTAACCGGTTGGCCACGATCTTGACGGCGAACGTGCCGCCAAAGCTGCTTTCCGGCGACTTCTCCGAGCAGATCGTGTCCCGCATCGCCCAGTCCTGCATCGTCGTGGCGATGCGCGGGGATGACCGCCGGTATCAGCCGCGTCACGCCGCACCAGCCGCGCCCACCGAGACGCCGACGCCGGACTCGACCGTCCGCGACCGGTCCCCCGAGGTGCGGGCGTTGCTCGCCCAGTTGCGTGTCGACATCCCCGCAGGTGATCCGGAGAAGCTGCGGTGGGCGACGAAAACCTGGAATCGGCTTCAGCGGCACCACACGCGCACCGACGACCAGCCGAACCCGTACTACCTCGCCCGGCTACGCGGTGAGGACCCGGCTGCCTGACCCGTCCTTTGACTTCCTCCCCCGCCTGAAGGCGGGGGATTCCCCATGGTCGCCCCTGGGGGTTCCTGGTTCACAGCAGACTGCACGGAAGGTTGCCCCTCGTGTCTGACATCCGCTCCGCAGGCGTTTTAGGTCTCGACCAGCCCAGCCGCGACCAAGATGTTCTTGGCGGCGTTGATGTCCCGATCGTGTCGGGTGCCGCAGCCGGGGCACGTCCAGTGGCGTGTCCCGAGGCTCAGCGCGGCGAGCAGGTTCCCGCACGCGGAGCAGGTCTTGGAGGAGGGGTACCACCGGTCAACCACGGCGAGGTGCCGCCCGTCGCGGTGGGCTTTGTAGGCCAGCAGGGTGCGGAACTCGCCCCACCCGGTGCGGGAGATCGCCTTGGACAGCGACCGGTTGCGGACCATGCCGGCCACGTTGAGGTCTTCCACCGCGATCATGTTGTTGCGGCGCACGAGGCTGGTGCTGGTCTTGTGGAGGAAGTCCCGGCGGGCGTCACGTACCCGGGAGTGGGCGCGGGCAACCTTCTGCTTGGCTTTCCTGCGGTTGTTCGAGCCGCGCTGCTTGCGGGCCAGGATCCGCTGGTAGCGCTTCAGGCGGCGTTCGTGGCGTTCCATGTGCCGTGGGTGCGGGATGCGTTCCCCGGTGGACAGGACCGCGAAGTCGGTCAGGCCGAGGTCCACACCAACGGACTGACCGGTCGGCTCGGGAACTGCTGGGGTTTCCACATCGACGGCGAAGGTCACGTACCAGCGGCCGTCCGGGTCACGCGACACCGTCACTGTCGACGGGTCCAGGGTGGCCGGGTCGAGGCCGGGCCAGGACCACACGAACGCCAGCGGATGCGTGGTCTTCGCCAGCCACAACGCCCCGTCTTTCATGCGGAACGCCGACCGGGTGAAGCTGGCCGCCTGCTTGGCGTTGCGGGACTTGAACCTCGGGTATCGAGCGCGCTTGGCGAAGAAGGCGGTGAACGCGTTGTGCTGGTGCCGCAACGCCTGCTGCAACGGCACGGAGCTGACCTCGGCGAGGAACGCCAGTTCCGGGGTTTTCTTCCACTCGGTCAGCTGCCGGTCAGTCTCGGCGTACGACGTCGACCGGCCCTCGCGGTGGTAGCGGGCGTGGCGTTCGGCGAGGGTCTTGTTCCACACCAGCCGGATACAGCCGAACGTGCGGTTGAGAAGCGACGCCTGCTCGGGCGTCGGGTACGCCCTGCACTTGAACGCCGTCCGCATAGGACACATCTTACCAGGAGACGTGATGTTGGCTAAACGGCTGACCTTGCAGGTCATCCTTTCCTTGTCCTGCTCCGCAGGCGATCCGATTCCTCCCCGCCCTGAAGGACGGGGCATCCTCGGAGGCTTCCGGTGACCTACAGCCCGTGACCTTCCCGACCATCCCGACCTGAACGGAGACTGGCATGACTGATCTCGACATCCCGCTACCGATCAACTTCCCCGAGCCGACCCCGACAGCGGCGCAACAGCCGAAGCCGTGGGAGTACATCCGTGGCCCGGAGGGCTGCGCGAATGGGGATCGGGACTGCGACGAGTACTGGCACGACGACGGCACGGACAGGCCCGAGGTCGAATGGTGCTCCCACGTCGAGCACAGGGTTGCCACGTTCGCCGACGTGGAGGCCCGCCAGCGCTTGGAGTGGCTGCTGGCCGACATCCGCGACGTGGTGAAGGTCCGCACCGACGAGACAGCGGTCGAGGTTCTGGATCTGGTCCAGTCGCAGGTGTACGCGCTGGTCTGCGCTTTGGGCGAGATCGACCTGTCCATGGGTGGCGGGAAGGCAGCCGGCGTCGGTGATGCCCGGATCTATGTCGACGTGTGTGCCCGCGAGCGGGTCGAAATGGAAGCCCTGAGCCGGAACGGAGACCACACCAAGCCATGACCGAAACCATCATCACTCCAGCCGAGGACATCTGTCCCGCCCCGGGACGGGTGGATGGCCTGAACCACTCGTGGGGTTTCGACGGCGACGACCCCTACATCGTCTGCCGGTTCTGCGGCGAGATGCGGGACGCGATCGGCGGCGCAGTACTACGGGCCGCCGTGGAGACCCGCGAGGACCCTGCCGACACCGCCACGCGCGTGCTGATCTGGGCCTGGCGCGAGCAGCTACCCCTCGACCAGCTTGCCCGGGCCCTGCACGACCTGACCGGCGCCGCCGTCGGCCTGCACGAGGTCGACACCGGCAGCGACCAGTACGCGATCGTGCTCACCACCAAGCCGATGACGGCTGGGCAGGCTAAGGCCGTCTACGACCGGCACCAGGAGGACTGACCGATGACCGATAAAGAGATCACCGCCAAAGCCCGCGAAATCGTCCTCGGAGAGATCGCCAACGTCAGCAGCGACACCATGGGCCTCGGCGAACTGCTCGACGAGCGCCTCGACGGGCTCACCGAGGTTGAGCAGGAGGCCCTCACCGAGCGGCTGGGTGGCGAGCTGGACCGGATCGCCGAGGAGCTGCGCGCCCAGTGGGGGATGTCGTGACCGACACCGCCGCCTACCCGACCCCGGGCGCCGTCCCGGGCGAGGTGCAGGCATTAGCGATCGAGGCGTACGAGTACGCCACCGACGACCACGACTACTCGCAGCGCGCGCTGCGTGCCGCCACAGATCGGGTGTGGCGGGTCGCCCGGCGAGACCTGCTGGAGCGCATCGCCGAACTGGAGGCCAACGTCGGCGAAGACCGTTTCATAGCCGTCACCCGCACCGAGTACGCAGAGCTGCGCGAAGCCGAAGCCGAGCGCAACCGGCTGCGCACCGACCTGGCGCGGGCCAACGTCACCCTCGACGCCGTGCGGGCGTTGGCGGCCCCGTGGATCACCCACGGCAACGGCCAAGGGCGCGACCTTGCCCAGCGGATACTCGCCGCCATCGACGCAGGCGGCGCTGTAGGCCACGCAGAGGCGTCGAAGACAGCCCACCCACAGGGGGGGTCTTCCGGTATGGACCCGGCCCTGAACCGCGCCACAGCGCAGCCACGGGGCGCAGGCGAAGGGAAAGGCGCGGCCGCCAGCGGCCAGCTCGACACCCAGTGCCGCAGCCGCGCCGACACCGGTGGGGCGGTGACCCGCTGCCAGTTCTACGCCGGCCACACAGCGGTGTTCCCCAACCACGGCGTGCGCCGCGAAGACCAGGACGGGACCGTGCTGATCTGGCACTCGTGGCGCGACGACGACCCGAACGTGCTGATCGACGCCTCCGACGAGGACACCGAAGGAGCCCGACGTGGCTAAGTCGTGCATCTTCTGCCAGATCGTCGCCGGCACCGAACCGGCCGAGGTGGCACGCCGCTGGAACGACGCGATCGCGATCGTGCCCCTCAACCCGGTGACCCCTGGGCATCTGCTGGTGATCCCGCTCGCGCACGTCAAGGACTTCACGACCGCCCCCGGGATCACTGGGGCGGTGATGGCGCGCGCGGCGGAGATCGCGGCCCCGCCCTGCAACCTGATCGCCTCAGCTGGGCGGGAGGCCACACAGTCCGTGTTCCACCTGCACCTGCATGTGGTTCCGCGGTGTGAGGATGACGGGCTCGCGTTGCCCTGGTACTCGGGGCGCCGCAGCCGAGCAAAGCGCGCCGAGCCTGCCGGGGAGGTCGGACCATGATCTTCGGAGGGAGGTCAGTCGTGAGCACGCCACGGGTCGGGGAACCCAGCATCGAAGGAGGGCAGCGGTGAGTTACGACATCGGGCTGACCATCGACAAAGGCGGCCCCGAGCCCGCGACGGTCTCCGGGGGGCGCAACATGACCTCCAACGTCGCCCCTATGTGGCGCCTCGCGGGCGCGGACCTCGCCGAGTTCCACGGCAAGACCGCCGGTGACTGCTTGCCGGTCCTGCGCGCGGCCATCGCTGACATGGAGGACAACCCCGGTAAGTACGAGCCGCTCAACCCGGACAACGGTTGGGGCAGCTACGAGACGTGCTTGGGGTTCCTGCGCGAGTTGGCCGGCGACTTCGCGGCTCACCCGAAGGCAACCGTGGCGGTGTGGCGATGAGCACTGTCCGCCGCCGTGAGCAGCCGTCCCACACCTGCGAGCCGCCGATGCAGGAGGTCGTGTTCCGCCTCCCACCACCCCCACCACCACCGGCCGGGCTGCAGGGCAACCCGCAGCCCACACCGCACAGCGCCCCGCTGGTGCGCCCGGACGGCGACGTCGGTGACCTGTGGCGCTGCGACGACTGCGGCCGACTGTGGCGCGTCGGCGTCGAACCACCACCACGCGGCGGGTATTCGCCCCGGTGGGAGGTGTGGCTTCCGGCCTACTGGTGGCAGCGCCTGCGGTACCGCAACGCCGGGCGGCCCAGCGGTGTGGTCGGTGACGAGTACAACCGTGGCACGCAGGTCATCGCAACCCGCATGGCAGACGGGTACGAGCCGCCATCCGCATCACTCAACCCCGCCGCCCACGTCACCGAGAGGAACACCGATGCATGAGACACCCGGACAGGCCATCGCCGAAACCATCGCCACTATTGCCGCCTGGCCGGAACCAACCGGCGATGTGATCCTGCGTGATCGCAACGCAGGTCTCCTATGGTGGCGGGAGGACGAGGACACCGATGACAACCGGTGCTGGGTGTCCCGCAATGCTGACGGCAGCGGGAACGCTGCGACATGGGAAGACCTTTGCCGGCGATGGGGCGGCGTTCCCGACATCTTCGCGCCACGAGCGGACAACGGCAGGGGAACGCCGCTGCCGCCCGAGCCGCCCGAAGGCACGATTGTCCTCGACAGCACTGACCGGATCTGGCGCCGCAACGGCGGCGAGCGGCGCCCCGACCAGCCGTGGCAGATCGAAGACGGCATGATGCGCGGCACCTGGGCGGAGATTGCCACCCGGTGGAAGCCTGTCCGCCTCGTGCCGGAGCATGCGGCCACGCTTACGCCCGCCGAGCATCGGGTCATGGACCTGACTGCCGAACTGGTCAACCTGATCTGCGGCGAGGTCATCGGCAACGGGCCGTCCCGTGGTGGTGACGTCCGCGAGTTCGTCGGCCACATCCACGGTATCCAGCGGATGGTCCTCGCCCAGGCCGCAGCTCGGGCGTATCCCGGTCGGTATCGGCTGCTCGGGGGCACCGTGGCCGCCCAGGATACAGCCGGAGGGGAGGCCCCGTTGTAGGCGAAGGGCCGAACCCCGAGGGAGTCCGGCCCGCCTGCTGGTGCGACGCAAGCCCAGCATACGGACCACGGGGAAGGAACCGCCGCGATGAACCCCTCCACCGAACCGACTGACCGGCCCGACTGTGCCATCTGCGGCAGGCAGCCCGCCGCCGAGCGTTCCCAGACGTGCGGCGGCTGCGCCCACGGCATTCGACAGGACCTCGACGCCTGGCCCGACCTCGTTGCCCTGCTTCCCGCCGCGGTCGCACCCTCGATCCAGGCGTGGCGGGAACCAGGGCCGCGTGGAGCTGAGCCGGCCCTGCCTGGGGGTGAGGCGCTCAACCTCACCGCCGCCGGGAACCTGGGCACGCCGCAGCACTTCGTCACCCATCTGCGCACGGTCCGCCACGTGGAGGAGATCCCGGTCCCCGGCCTGCCCCGGCCGCTGGTGCGTGAGTCCTGGACCGTCGAGCTCGTGGCCGACGACGGCCACCCGACGCTGATCCCCGACGGCGACCAGCACGGCGACCTACCACCCCACCTGACCGTGGCCCGCTGGTGTGCGCGCTGGGCAGCGTTGCGCGGTGTCGGTGAACTGGGCGTCCCGTCGGTGTCGTGGCTGGCCGAGCGCCTGGACTGGGCGTTGCGGGAGCACCCCGACATCGCGACGTTCGCGGACGAGCTGCGGCACGCCACCGACGCCATGCGGCAGGTGCTCAACCTCAAGCGCTACGTCCAGCGGTACCGGCAGCCCTGCCCCCGCTGCGACACGGCAGGGTCGTTGAGGCGGGTAATAGATCCGATGGACGAAGACGACAGCCAAGCCCGGTACATCACGTGCGGGGTGTGCGGCACGATGTGGACGATGGACGAGTGGGAGCAGATAGCGGCGGCGAAAGAGTTAGCGGGGTGATTTGATCTTCCCCGAATCCCGAGCTACAGTGACGGCGCGTTCATCGTGCGCAGAAAACCCCGAGGCAGTTGTCTCGGGGTTTTGTCGTATCAGGGGGTGCCGATGGACTACGCCCCCCTCTATGACCTGGATGCGCAGGTCACCACGGAGAAGGCCGCCCAAGCTGCGCAGGTAGCCGAGCATCGCATCCGCGGCTGGCGTACCCGGGGCTGGGTCGGCCCCGACGGGCAACACAGGACGCTCGCGATCGTGGCCCGCGACTGGCGCGGCAGGCCGCTGCACCGCCTCGGCGATATACTTGACGCCGAGCGTGACACCCGCCGCTCCGGTAAGTCGCACCGCCGCTGCGAGCCGCCCGGCGAACGGCTGCGGTCCCTCGCCGACGAGCTGCTCGCCGCCGCCTGAACGTGTGCGGGCGCGTCAACGCCCTGACCCTGCGAAGGCCAGCACTGTGCGCGGGCGCGTCCCCCGCGCGTTGGCCTGCGCGCCCGCACCATCAAGCCTGTGGCGGCAGGACGCCCGCCCGGGCGTGGGCTGCGCCGGGTGTGAGAACCCGGCGCCCCGAACCATCCCATCCGAGCGAGAGGCGGTCGACGTGCAACTCGACCTCGGCGACATCACCCTCACCATCAACGCGCACGTCAAAGGGCTGCGCCCTCTGCGTGTCGTGTGGCGCATCGGCGCGCCCGAAGACACCACCCCGCAAGACCGGGCCATCAACCCGCCCCCGTACAGCACACCGACCGGAAGGATTGACGTAGCTATGGATCTGCTCGCCGACAAGAAGACCACGCTGTCCGTGCAGTGGACCGACGAGGTAGGCAACCCCGTCCCCACCCCGCAGGATGCGACCGCCGTGTACACCGTCGACGACCCCACCATCGTCAACCTGACCGACAACGGCGACGGCACCGCCGTCGCTGCGGCCACCGGTGTTCTCGGCGTCGCGAACGTGCACGGCGAGTTCACCGGCGCCGGGTTCACCCTCACCGGTGATCTTCAGATCGTGGTCGTCCCGGGCCTGGCGGAGCGGGCCAACATCGTCGCCGGGCCGCCCGAGGAGGTCACCCCGGACGTCTGAGCTCCACCCCTGTAAGCCGCCGGCCCGTGTGGCCGGCTTTTTCGTGCCCGGCCTGGCCCTGTTGGGGAACGGGCGGCTGGGCCGGGCACCACTGTTCCCCACCCGTTCCCCGCTTGGAGATCAACACGTGTCCAACATGGCCTACCAACATGGCCTACCAACTCTTCGCCGCACTCCCCGCACCCGTCGAGGACGCGCTACGGGCGAGCATCGGACGCTTCGGTGTCCTCGTGCCGGTTGTGCGTGACCAGCACGGCAACACCATCGACGGCCACCACCGGTCGCGCATCGCCGATGCGCTCGGCGTGAGGTACCGAGTCGACGTCGTTCCGGACGCCATGTTCGCCACGGCGCTGCGTGAGAAGAACTGGGCGTTCAAACCCGGTTGCCTCGGAGGAACAGCCCGGGTGAAGAAAGCCGCCCGCGCGTGGTTCGCAGCCACCGGCCGCTGACACACGCTTGTCGAACGCCCGGGGGTGGTGGCGGGTGACTAATCCCACGGTGATCAACACGGTCGTGGACCCGACCGGCGCCGTCATCGCTGGCGTCAACATCACCGTGCAGCTGTACACCGGCTCCACCATGCCAGGGTTCGCCAACGGCCAAGCGATTAACGCCCCAATATCGACGATCACCAACGGCTCCGGGGTGTGGTCGCTCACGCTGACCCCAAACAGCCTGATCTCCCCCGCCAACACCTACTACCTGGTCACCGAGCGCAGGGACTACCCCAGGTTCGCTGCTCAGTACGCGATCGTCGTACCGAACGGGGCTGGCCCGTACATCGTGTCGTCGATTGTGGTGTCGCCGACGGTGGTCCCGTCGCCAGTGGCGATCACTGGTATGCAGGTGGCCAAAGGCGGATCAGTAATCGCCTCTCGGCCCGAGGTTAACCTGGTCGAAGGCTCAAACGTTTCACTGAGCGTAACGGACAACCAGGCGCAAAACCGGGTCGATGTAATCATTGCCGCACCAAACGCATCTGAATCGTCGCCCGGTGCTGTGCAACTTGCAGGCGACATCGGCGGCGCCGCGACGGCACCCACCGTCGTAGCCACCCATCTAACCTCTCCATTGCCCATAACGCAGGGCGGCACAGGCACGGCGACGCAAAACTTTGTTGACCTGACAACAGGGCAGAGCATTGCAGGCACGAAGACTTTCACTTCACCGCCGACCGTGCCCACGCCAACAACCGGGGCGCAAGCCGTCAACAAGTCCTACGCAGACTCAGGTGATACCTCAACACTTGCTACAGCCAGCGCCTATACGGACACCGCAGCGGCAACCAAGCTCAACAAGGCCAGCAACCTGGCCGACCTGGCCGACTCAGCGACGGCCCGACAGAATCTAGGTCTGGGAACCGCGGCGCTTAAAGACACCCCACTGGCAGGCAACGCCACGTCAGATCAGGTGGTCATCGGATCAGACAGCCGATTGGCGGACGCCCGTACGCCGATCGACGGCAGCGTCACATCGGCGAAAATCGCGGACGGGTCGATCGTCGACACCGACATCTCCAACACCGCAGCCATCGCCCAGGCGAAGGTGTCTGGACTAGTCGCGGACCTTGCGGCGAAGCTGGCGAGCACGACGGCGGCATCTACCTACGTCGCCAAAACCTCGACCGCCCGCAACATCCGAGACTTCGGCGTCGCAGGTACCGGGGCGGAAGAAGGCGCCGCGATCCAGTCGGCGATCACCACTATCCTCGCCACCGGCGCCGACGTGTACCTCCCACAGGGCACGTACAAGTGCAATACCAGCTTGGCGTGGGATCCGACCCAGGGCAGCGTATTCGCCACCGGGCAGGTGATCCTTGACTTCACCGGCCTGACCTCCGGATACGCCATCACGCTTGATTGCTCCACCAGCGGTGCGGCGTTCCGCGCCATTGAGCACCACATCGGCGGCCTCAGGATTCTTGGCCCCCAGTCGGACACGACAACCACGGACGGGTTCAGATTTGTTGGCTCCGCTAACTCGTCGATGATCGCGTTGCGCGACGTATCTGTTAACGGGTTCAGGGACCAGTTTTTCTTTGACGCGAACACGTGGTGCATCACTTTTGATAGGGTCATTGCCGGTCACTGGGCCAGGTACAGCCTCAATATTGATGCTCAGGCAAACGCTGGAGAGAATTACAATTTCTACGGCTGCACCTTCTTCAACGCTACTAATGCCACCAGCGGAACCGCGACAGCCGTGTACACATCACCCACCGGCGATCCAGACGTCTCATTCCACGCATGCAGTTTCGACTACAACAACTACGCCGTCCTACATCAGGGCGGTAAATTGTGGTTCTATGGGTGCCATTTCGAGTCGAACAACGCTAACCCGTACATTTTGTTGACCCGCACCTCTAATCCAGCCAACCCCCGCACGACCATGGGCCTGTTCGGCGGTGTCTGTGTCCAGACGGAGACGGGCGATGGCCGGGACCACCTAATCGAGGTCACGGCAACATCGGTAGCCGGTGTATACCTGAGCATGTACGGCGTGGCGTTTGATACCTACGCCCGCACGACGACTGTTTTCAAAAACCTGTCCTCATTCTTGCCGCGTGTGGTCCATCACGGTTGCCAGATGGACAATACTGGCTCCTTGACACAATCTGCGGTGATGGGGCAGTACACCAACCTGCTTGTCAACGGTGATTTCGAATCGTCGTCATCATTCGGGGCATCCGCCGCGTTTCCGCTGTACCCGGGAATCCAGTGGACTAAGGGCGGGACGCTTACCTACACGTTTGACACGTCCGTGTTCCGGACGGGTACGAAATCGGTCAAGATTGTCGGCACCGGGGTAGCTGTCGGCTCCAACCTCCAGCAGATGATCGCGGTAATTCCCGGCCGCGAACTGATCGTTACCGGCTGGATTAAAGTCGCGGCGATGACCGGCGGTTCAACAGTCTTCCGCGTGTCCTGGTATTTGTCAGATTACACAACCCGCACCGTCGTGGCCTACCTGAGTCCGACGATCACAGCTGTTCAGGACTGGACGGCGTACGCAGCCCAACTCGTCGTCCCTGCCGGGATAACAGCAGCATTAATAGACGTGGCTAACACAAATCTTAATGGCACTATCTACGTTGATGACGTGTGCGCCACCCTGCTTTGATTTGAAACGGATCAATAGTCCGCAGCAGGTCCTACCCCTGCTCGCCATTGTCCTGCTCGTGGTCGCCGCGTGAGGTGGTGAAAACTTATGGCCAGCAGACCTCGTGATCGTCTTCGTGGCCGTAACGGTGAGGTGTGGCAGGCATATCTCAACGGCGCCACCCAAGATGCCATCGCCGAGCGGTTCGGCATCAGCCAGGCACGGGTCAGTCAGATCCTCGCCGAGGTTCGGGCGTCAATTCCGGACGAGGCCGTAGATGATCTTCGCAAGGTTGAGGCCGATCGCGTGGCGATGCTCTACGCCGAGACTATGAAGATCCTCAACTCGCACCATCCGTTGGTCAGCGTTCAGCGGGGCACCGTGATCCGCGATGACGAGACTGGCGAGCGGCTTGAAGACGTGGGCCCGAAGATCGCGGCCATCAACACGGCGTTGCGGATCCACGAGCGGGTGGCGAAGACATTCGGGCTTGACGCTCCATCGAAGTCGGAGGTGCGCAACGTCGACGCTGTTGATGCCGAGATCGAACGACTCGTGGCGCAGTTGGGATCTCGCAGCGAAGCAACGGCTTCTGGCCCGGCTTCGGGCTGAAGCTAAGTCTTACGGGCCTTCCTTCGCCACGCCAGGCGCACTGGCTCTGGCGGTGGACCCGAAGACCGTACAGACCGCCGCGTTGGGCTTGATCGATGCTGCACTGGTGGATGTGGCCAACGGCTCGTGCGAGCGGCTGATCATCTGCATGAGCCCGCAAGAGGGAAAAGCGAACGGGTCAGCCGCCGCACACCGCTGTGGCTGCTGACCCGCAACCCGGACCTGCGTATCGCAATCGCCTCCTACGAGCACGGCGTCGCCCGTCGGTGGGGCCGAGCCATCCGCAACGACGTCGCCGAACACCCCGAACTAGGGCTGTCAGTGCGGCAGGACATGGCCGCCGCCCACGAGTGGCAGCTTGACGGTCACCGCGGTGGCGTGTACTGCGTCGGCATCGGCGGGGCGCTGACCGGCCGTCCTGTTGACCTGCTACTCCTGGACGATCCGGTCAAGGACCGCAAGCAGGCCGACTCTCAGGTGTACCGGGACGGCGTGTGGGACTGGTGGACCAACGTCGCTCGTACCCGCCTCGCCCCAGGCGCGCCCGTCGTTCTCATCTTGTGCATGACCGGGGACACTCCTGTGCTCATGGCGGATGGTACGGAGAGGCCACTGCGGGATGTGCGTCCAGGGGACGCCATTGCCACCTATGAGGCCGGGAGACTCGTCACGTCAGTGGTGCGCAACTGGTCCAGCCAAGGTCCTGATACGATCTATAAAATCAGGATGAAGTCAGGGGCCACCGTGCGGGCCAACGCCCGCCACCCATTCCTGACCGTCAGGGACGGGGCAGAGGTATGGCTGCGAACGGATCGCCTAAGGCCGGCGTCACGCATCCTGAGGGCTATTGGGGGCAATACCGAGGCGTCACCTGCTCAATCAATGACTGCGATGAGCCAGCCCGCTGCAAAGGCATGTGCATGTCGCATTACGGCCGAGCCCGTTGGGCTGCCGGCCACCGCCCACCCTCTTCTGCGCCTGGTTCTCGCTCTCGCCGATCAGCCAAGCTCAAGCATCGCTACGGGATCACGCTCGACGATTACGAACGCATCCTGGGAGAGCAAGGCGGCGTCTGTGCTATCTGCCATGCACTCCCGGATGCAGCCAAGAGCCCCGATCACTGGGCCGAAATGCTCTGCGTCGACCACTGCCACGACACCGGAGCAGTGCGCGGTCTGCTCTGCAACAGCTGCAACCTCGCAGTCGGATATGGGCGCAGCGACCCTGGCCTCCTACGTCAGGCCGCTGAGTACGTGGAGCGTGGTATTCGATGAGGTCGCCGCTGTAGAGCCAGCGGGAGTCGATGAGGTCTACGACATCCAGGTCGACCGCACCGAAAACTTCATTGCCAACGGGCTGGTCAGCCATAACACTCGCTGGCATGAGGATGACCTCGCCGGTCGGCTGCTAAGCCAGGACGGGTCACCGTGGCGACTGATCAACATTCCCGCGCTCGCTGACCACAACCCCGAGGCGGGCGAGACTGATCCGCTGGGCCGGCAGCCGGGCGAGTGGATGGTGTCGGCCCGCGGCCGGACCGTCGCGCAGTGGGAACAGATCCGCCTCGACGTCGGCTCCCGTGTGTTCAACGCCCTGTACCAGGGGCGCCCGTCGCCGGATGCCGGGAACGTGTGGAGGCGGACGTGGTGGCGTCGCTACAGCGCGCCGCTGTGGTCGCAGCACCCGACGGCGCCGGACGCCTACCTCGTGGACGAGTGCGACGAGATGGTCATGTCGTGGGACATGACCTTCAAGGACACCAAGTCCTCGGACTACGTGGTTGGGCAGGTGTGGGCCCGGCGCGGCGCGAACCTGTACCTGCTCGACCAGATCCACAGACGCCTGTCGTTTACCGACACGATGGCGGCGTTCAAGGCGATGACGGCGCGGTGGCCGCAAGCCACCGCGAAGTACGTGGAGGACAAGGCCAACGGGACAGCGATCATCGACACGTTCCGGTCGAAAATCCCGGGGATCGTGGCGGTCACCCCGACGGAGAGCAAGTACGCCCGGGCCAACGCTGTCGCGCCCATCATCGAGGCCGGTAACGTGCATCTGCCGGAGGCGTCGATCGCGTTGTTCGACCCTGAAGGGCTCATTGACGAGGCGGCGGCGTTCCCCCACGGCGGCCACGACGACCAGGTGGACGCGACGAGTCAGGCGTTGGCGCAGTTGATGCTGGACGGCACCGGCGCCCAGGCGTGGATCGACTACATCCGCCGCAGGGCGGAAACCGTCGCCACGCAACCCACGCCAGCCGCCCCGGCAGGGGAAGCCGCACCCACATCGGCCGTCGAGCCCACACCCGCGCCTACCGAGGATCCCGTTGCCGCCCGCAAACGAGTTCGTGACGCCCTCCACCGAGGACACCACCACAGGTAGGCGAACGGAGGGTTCGTCACATGGGTGTCCGCGACCGCCTCGCCGCTTTGCGGAAGGTGTTCGGCCCCGCCGAACCACCATCGGTCGCGGCGGCTGAGGCCGACGCCGGCATGACCCCTGGCCGCCCGTTCTCCCCCGGCGAACCGATCGGCCCCTACGACGGATACTCCCGTAACCCACGGTCGCGGGACTTCGTCACCGGCTACAACATCTCCGCCCGGCCCCGCAGCCACGAGCGGGTAGCGTTCGACACCCTCAAGGGTCTGGTCGACGCGTACGACGTGGCGCAGATGTGCATCTGGCACCGCATCGACTCGATCCGCGCCATGGACTGGTCCCTCGTCGCGGCCCGCGGGTACCACGGCGACGCCGACGCGGCCATCGCCGCGGGCATGGCCGTGTTGGAGAAGCCCGACCGGCAGACCCCGTTCGCGAACTGGCTGGCGAAGTGGCTGTACGACGTGCTCGCCTACGACGCCGGCACGCTGTACCGGATGCGGAACCGTCGCGGTGACGCGATCGGGCTGCGGGTGGTGGACGGCACGAGTATCGCCCCGCTGCTCGACTACTGGGGCAACAGCCCGGAGCCGCCGGCCGAGGCCTACGTGCAATACGTGCAGGGCCTGCCGTTCAACTGGCTGACCCGCGCCGACTTGGTCTATGAGCCGTTCCGGCCGGTCACTAACAGCCCTTACGGGCGGGCGCCGCTGGAGTCGATCCTGCTGAACGCCAACACCGACCTGCGGTTCCAGGCATACTTCCTGCAACGCTTCACTGAGGGCAACATCCCGGAGGCGTTCGCGTCGGCGCCGGAGACGTGGACACCGACGCAGATCGAGCAGTTCCAGGAGTACTGGGACGCGTTCATGCTCGGCGACCAGGCGATGAAGAACCAGATCCGCTGGATTCCCGGCGGGTCGACCATCGAGTGGTCGAACGAGAAAGACTTCTCCGACCAGTTCAGCTTGTTCTTGATGCGTAAGAGTTGTGCCGCGTACCACGTGGTGCCTGCGGATCTGGGGTTCACGGAGAACGTCAACCGCTCCTCGGGTGAGACGCAGGCTGATGTGCAGCACCGCGTCGGTGATCTGCCTTTACTCTCCCACGTCGAGGGCATCCTTACCGGATTCCTGCGCCACGACCTCGGGCTGCCGGTTGAGTTCTCGTTCGACACCGGGCAGGAGAAGGAAGACCGTCTCGCCCTGGCGCAGGCGTGGCAGATCTACATCGAGTCGGGGATGGCCAGCGCCGACGAGGGCCGCGAGCAACTGCTGGGCCTGCCGGGCGACCCGCACCGGCCGACGCCGCGGTTCTACAACACGGGCACCGGTCCGCTTCCTTTGGCGGCGATCGACGGGCTTGCGGGCAAGGTGGATCCGGAGACGTTCGGGCCCGCCCCGGACCAGCCGAACATCGCCCCGCCGTCGCCAGCAGCGCCGGGCCCGGTGGCGAAGGACGCCCAAGCCCCTTCGGCGGGGATCACCACCGAGACAGGGATCGTCGGCTACGACCTCGTAGGACACAGCCCCGACGAAGACGAGGACGAGGAATACGAGCGGCAGGAGTTGGTCAAGCGGGAACTGACGGCGTTTCGCCGGTTCCGCCAGGCCCGACGCCGCGCTGGCACGTGGCGTGACTTCGAGTTCCGCCACGTCGACCAGGTCGAGGCGCATCGGCTCAACGACGGCGGTCGGCTCGCGGTCCGCAAGGCTGCGGGGAAGGTTGCTGTGGCTGGGCTGGCGGTTCGTGCGGCCGACACCGGGCGGGTCCTCATGTTGCAGCGGGCGCTGTGCGACGATGACCCCGCTGCAGGCTGCTGGGAATGTCCGAGCGGCCACCTGGAAGGCGACGAGACGCCGCTGCAAGGCGCTTGGCGGGAATGGGCAGAGGAAACGGGGTGCATCCCGCCTCCCGGGCAACAGACCGGGACCTGGACCAGCCCCGACGGGGTCTACCAGGGCATCGTGTGGACCGTCGACTCGGAGTCCTGCGTGCCGGTCAACGGCAGCCGGGACACCGTCACCAACCCGGACGACCCGGACGGTGATGCCGTCGAAGCGGTCGCCTGGTGGGACCCGGCACAGTTGCCCGGCAACCCGGCAGTGCGCCCGGAACTCCTCGACTCCATCGACGCGGTTCTCGCGGCTCTCGGCTGCGAACCGGTCGCCAAAGCCGACGCCGGTCAGCGGGCGCAGGCGATCGCGCCCGCGCAGCAGCGGGTTGTTGACGGGCTTGCGCGACTCGCTGACACCCTCACCGACGGCGGCGCCTCAACCGGCCCGTTCGTTGACGACGCCGTCGGGGTGTTGCGTGACGGAATCCGGGAGGGTCTGACCCTCGGCACCCAGGATGCCGATACCGCGGCCGTGGCGAAGACGTCGGCGGAGTTCGAGGAGTGGCGCAAGGCGTTCGACGCCCGCTTCGCCCAGTACGCGACCGTGGTGCAGACCGCATACGAGGAAGGCCGGTCCCTCGCCACCCTCTCCACCGGTGATGGCTGGCTGATCCGGTGGGACGCGAAGCCGGGTGCCTGCGACCTGTGCTCGGCCCGCGACGGCAACCTGTATGAGCCGGGTGACCTGCCGGGCTTGCCCGGCATGGGTGGTTTCGGCGATTTGGCCACGGTGTGCCGCGGGGGACCGAGGTGCCGTTGCGGCATCACGTACCTGTCGCAGGGCGGTGCGGCGCAGCCGGGTTCGGCGGGACAGCGTGGCCCTATACCGACTCCATCCACGGGTCAGTCTGGGGTCGCCGCGTTCCAACAGCGGCTCACGGCGGACATCGTCGCGGCCCGGCAGGTGCGGCAGGCTGGTCACAGAGATCCGACCAGCGGCCCGTACGCCGACCTGCTGGACAGGATCGCCGACCAGCGGGCCGAGCAGCAACGCCCGTACCTTCAGGGCCTGCTGCGAGACCTACGGCAGGCGGCAGGCGGTGGTGTCGCAACCCTCGGCGGTGTCGCTGCGGGCACGGCCGTCGCCGGAGCGACGGTGACGGTGCTCGGCGACGAGGACCAGCCCGCGCCAGCCGACGTGCAGAAGGTCGACGAGGGTGTAGCAGGCGACGCCGAGGCGCGACACCTGCACGAGTACTGGACCCGCGGCGAAGGCCTCGGCAAATGGGTCGACGCGCCTCACCCGTGGCGGACGTTGCGCGCCCACCTCGCCCAGTTCATCCACGACCCGGAGGAACTGGACCGCACGACAAGCCAGTGGTTCCACGACGCCACCGGGATGTGGAGCGGCGAGCGCAAGGGGAAAAACCCAGTCGGGCCCGGATAGCCAGAATTGGGAGGTTAGATGCCTGAGCAGCGTTACGTCCTTGGCGTCGCCTACCAGGCCGGCCCCGATCCGAGGATTCAGCGAGGCGCGGACGGCGGCCGGGACTACTTCACCCCGGAGGAGCTGGAGAAAGCCGCCTGGTCGTTCCTGCGCAACGGCCCAGCCGTCGGCCTGTTCCACGGCCCGGAGTCGACCGTCGGGCATGCCGACGTGGTGGAGAGCTACGTCTACCGGGGCCCGGACTGGGATCTCGGTGACGGCGTCGTCGTCAAGGCCGGTGACTGGCTTGTGGGCGCAGTCCTCGACGAGACCGCGTGGCAGCTCTACAAATCCGGGCGTGTCACCGGCTGGTCGCCGCAGGGTTCAGCCCGTCGCATCACGCATCGGAGGAACGCATGACCGCGCCAGTCGACGACGACTTCAGCGAGTTGCGTGACGCCGACATCCCGCGCATAGACCTCGTGGACAAGGCCGCCAACGGGCTGCGTTTTTTGATCGCCAAGCGGGAAGACGGCGAGGGCCTGATGGATCCCGAGTTCGTTCGGGACCTCATCGGCAAGTCCGAACCTGCCTCTGTGACCGACGACGGGGAGACGGTGACCATGACTGGCAGCCCGGCCGCGATCGTCAAGCTTATCCATCAGGCCGCCCAGCGGCAGGCAGACGGACATGTCGAGAAAGCCGAGATGAGCGCGGCGGACATCAACGACCTTCCCGATTCTGCTTTCGCCTACATCGAAAGCGGAGGGACGAAGGACGAACAGGGTCGCACCAGCCCCCGGTCGCTGCGGCACTTCCCGATCCATGACGAGGCGCACGTACGCAACGCGCTGTCCCGCGCACCCCAGTCCCCGTTCGGCGACGAGGCTATGCCGAAGATCCGCGCCGCCGCGAAGAAGTTCGGAATCGAGGTCTCCAAGATGACAGAACCGGACGAGGCGACGGGCATCCTTGACCCGACCGTGCCGCTCGCCGTACCCGACGGGCAGACGCAGGGCGATCCGGCCGAGCCGGGCTCACCGGCGTGGGAGGCCATCGACGCGGCGACCGCCCGCAAATGGACCGCCATCCTGGTGCGCGCCAAGAACGCTCTCGGTCTGCTCGCGGAACGCGAGATGGTGGAAGCGGCCACCGGGGCGGACCCGGGCGACGTCGAGGCGGCCTGGGACCTTCAGGACGCGCAGTGTGCGATTGCGTGCGCCATCGACGTCCTCGCCGGTTTCGCCGTCGAGGAGCAGGCCGAAGCCGACCTCGCGGGCGAGGCAGCCCAGGCGGTCGGGAAGGCGCTCTCCGGCTTTGACCCGAACGTGCTGGACACGATCGAAGGGTTGGCGCCGGTCGTGAAGGCTGGCCGGGTCCTGTCGTCGGCGAACGAGGCCGCCATCCGGGGGGCTGTCGAGTCCTTGCAGAAGGTGCTCGCCAGCTTGCCCGCCGCACCCATTACCGATGACGAGGAGGCCGGCCAGCCGGTCACCAAGCAGGAGGAGACCGTGGCCGACATCGAGGCCGTACCCGCCGAGCAGACCACACACACCGAGCCGGTCGTGAAGGCCGACGGCGAGAAGACCCCGCAGGTTCCCATCTACGACGCGAAGGGGCGGCTCGTCGGCGTTGTCAGCCCGGATCAGGTCATCCCGGTTGCCTCGATGGCAGCCGAGGAGGACACCGCGGACGTGGACGAGCCGTCCAGGGACGACGGTGGCGACGGCGCGGGCGAGATGCCCGCCGACGGCGCCCCCGAGACCGCCGACCTGGAGCCCGCGCCTGCGGCCGAGGTCGGCATCCCCGCCGACGCCGTACCCGACGGCGTCGCCAAGCAGACCGACACCGACAACCCGACCAACAGCAGCGACACCCTCTCGGATGTTCTCAAGGGCAGTATCACGGACATGGTCAACGCGCAGCTCGCCGCGCACAGCGCCACGCAGGAGCAGGTCATCGCCAAGCAGGCGGCTGACCTGGCTGCGATGGCGGAGACGGTCGAGACGCTCAAGGGCCAGATCCGGGTGCTGGAGGAGCAGCCAGCCGAGCCGAAGGTGTTCACCAGCGGAGCCGTACCTCCCGCGCACCACCTGCGCGGCCAGGATCGGGGCGCTGTCCCGGTCGACGTCGCCAAGGCCGCTGAGCTGAAGAAGACGCTCTACGCCGGCACTGCGCCCGAGCAGAACGAGGCGGCCCAGGAGATGCAGGCGGCGGCGATCGCCCGGCTCCAGGAGATTCACCAGCGGCGGTAGAAGCCGCCAACCTTCCAGCCACTTCGAGCCCCGGACCAGCAGATGGCCGGGGCTTTCGCATGCCCAGAAAGAGGCACCCGTGAGCATCGAGAACGTCACCGAGGAGACGTTGGCTGCCATCGCCAAGGCGCAGACCACCGGCATCCTTGAGACGACTGGTATCTACAGCTACGACCTGTCCGGCCTTGTCAGCATGATCCCGGTCGTCATCCCGTTTCGCGACATCGTCGCCCGCAAGCAGTCCCCCGACGGCAACCCCTACGCCGTCTGGCGGGCGATCATGGACCTGACCAGTTCGCAGCCCGACCCGTCGATGGGTTTCGACTACGCCGCCAACGAGACCGTGTTCCTGGAGCAGGACTTCCAGGCCCGGTACAAGCCGACCGGTCTCGCTGGCCTGGTCACCCAGGACGCGTTCGACTTGGCGAAGGGCTACGGCGACCCGTACGCGATCGCCACGTTCAACGTCCTCAACCAGGTCCTGATCGGCGACGACCGGAAGCTGATGGGCGCCCAGTCGTTCGCCCTGGCCCGGCCTGCTGCGCCGACGTTGACCCAGGCTGACACGGGCGGCACGATCGCCGCGTCCACCACCGTGTACGTCGGTGTGGCCGCTCGCACCGGGTCCGGGTACTACTACGGGTCCGGGAACTCCCGCGCCAACTCGGCGAGCGTCACTACCTCCACCGTCGCCGCGTCTACCCACAAGGTGACGGCCACGGTGGCATCGGTACGTGGCGCGGTGGCCTACGACTGGTTCCAGTCGGCCGACGGCACCACCTGGTACTACTACACGACGACGACGGTCAACTCGGTCACGATGACCAAGACGATCAGCGCGAACCAGTCGCTGCCGTCCGTCACTGCCGCACCGGACCTGTCCACTTCGTGGAAGGGCACCGCCAGCACGGTTCCGACGATCAACACGGCGGCCGACAACGGCTCGGCGAACGCCAACGACTACGACGGGTTCCTCGCATCGCTGGCCGGCGACTACAACGGCTCCGGCCAGTGGATACAGCCCGGCACCGGCACCGCGAACCCGTCGATCAACAACTCGATCGACGGCGCGGCGCTGACCCTGACCGGCGGTACCGTCACCGAAATCGAGAACTACCTGTTCCTGCCGCTGTGGAACCAGGTCAAGTGCTCCCCGACCGCCATCATGGTCAATGCGGCGCAGGCGCAGGAGATCGCGAACCTGATCCTCGGCGCGAACTCGGCGACCACGTTCCTCAACACCGACGCGTCCGGCCGTATCAGCGTGGTCGCGGGTGGCCGGGTCGGGGAGATCGTCAACGCGCCAGCCGGTGGCGTGACCGTCCCGATCGAGGTCCACGTGTCGCTGCCCCCTGGCACCATCGTTGCGCGTACCGACCGGGTTCCGTTCCCGCAGGCCAACATCTCCAGCGTGCTGGAGTACCGAAGCCTGCGCGACACCGCCCAGTTCGACTACGGCATCTCCCGCGTCGCCAACACCGCAGGCGGGGGTCCACGGAAAGAATTCGAGATTCGCAGTGTCGGGGCCATGATCAACAGGGCTCCGGTAGCAATGGCGACGCTGCAGAATGTCGGCTAGTAGCAGGGCATTTCGCCGTCTCCGGTAATACGTGAGTGGTACCCTGTAGGTAGTGAAGGCGATAAGCCCGGCTACCTACAGGGACCAAGAGTGAAGGTACGAAGAGGCGATCCGTGCACCATCGAGGATTGCGACAAGCCAGTTGTTGGGCGTGGCTGGTGCTCGATGCACTACGCACGCTGGCGCACGTACGGCGACCCGCTATACCGGACACGCCGCTACGCGCGCCAGCCTGACATCTGCGTCATCGACGGGTGCGAAACGCCTCCCCAGAGGCGCGGGCTTTGCCACATGCACGCCAGGCGAATCGAGGTTCGTGGGGAGCCAACGGATCCCCGAGAGCGGCGCTTCTGGGCGCAGGTCACCCAGCGCGGACCTGACGACTGCTGGCCATGGACTGGATACATGCAGCCCAACGGCTACGGCACCCGAAGCGCGCACCGCCGCTGCGAGACGCGCCTCGCGCACCGCATTGCCTATCAGTTGGTCGTCGGGCCAATCCCCGACGGCCTTGTGCTCGACCATCTCTGCCACACCAGGGACCCAGACTGTGCCGACAACGCCAACTGCCCCCACCGTCGCTGCGTGAACCCTGCGCACCTCGAACCGGTGACCCGTCGGGAGAACATTGCCCGTGGCCGGGGTGGCGACTCGTGGGGCTACGTGCCCGAAGTGGTGCTAGCCAAGCCGAAGGTGGAGAAACCAACCGTCTGCACTGAGGGCGGCTGCGATCGATCAGTGTTCAAGCGGACGATCTGCCGGCCGCACTACCGGAAGTGGCTCAAGGACCCCGAGGTTGAGCGGCCGTCGCAGCGGACGCCGGCACAGCGGTTCTGGGCGAAGGTTCAGAAGACGCCGACGTGCTGGCTTTGGGCGGCCAGCGTAAACGCGAAGACTGGCTACGGCCAGTTCGGCGTTCGGCACGGCGTGATGGTCGGCGCGCATGTCTACTCGTACGGGCTAGCCAACGGTGCCGTGCCCGCTGGCCACGACGTGCACCACAGATGCCTGAACCGCAGGTGCGTGAACCCGGAGCACCTTAGTGCTGTGACCCGCAGCGAGAACCTGAGGTTGAGGGCGAATCGTCGATCCTGATCCCTGTTTGCTTCCGTAAGGACAACACGACCAAACATGCCGATGGGCCGACTGGCTCTCCAGTCGGCCCATCGGCGTTCAGGAATTGGAGTAACCGTGGGAAATCCGAACGACGGCATTGTGGCGGCCTACGCCCTCACGCTGCCTCTGGCCGGCGGCACCATGACGGGGCCGATCGCCATGGGGTCCAACAAGATCACTGGCCTGGCGGCCGGTAGCGCACCGACCGACGCCGCGCAGATCCAGCAGGCAGCCGACCAAGCCGAGTACTACCTGAACGGCGCCCCTGCGTTCATTCGGTACAACATGCCCCGCAGGAGCGCTGGCGGGAACCTGGCGGCCCTGACGACCCAGGTCATGACGTCGGCTGCGATCCTGCTGTACGCCGGGGATGTTGTCACGAACCTGACGTTCATGTCCGGCGCGACTGCGGCCAGCGTGCCAACGAACTGGTGGTTCGCCCTCTATGACACGTCGGCTACCCCGGCGCTGATTGCCCAGTCCGCCGATCAGACCACGACCGCGTGGGCTGCCGACACGGCGAAAACCCTGGCCCTGTCCAGTCCGTACACGGTTGCCGCGACCGGCATCTACTACGCGGCGGTGATGGTGAAGGCGACAACGGTGCCGACGCTGATCGGTGCGTCGGTCCAGGCTGATGCCTCCGGCGCGGTCGTCACCGGGCAGAAGGTGCTCGCCCGTACGTCTGGTTCGTCGTTGACCGCCACCGCCCCGGCGACGATCGCAACGCCGACGACGGTCGGCACCGTCCCGTACGTCGTCGTCACCTGACCCACACCAGACCCCTCACCCCTCGAAGGAGAGCACGATGCGCCTCTACACGCGCACGGGCGCAACCGCGCTCGACGACCCCGAATACGGCCACTTCGACGCCGACGAACAGGGCGGATTCGATGTGCCCGAGGAGTTCGGCGAGCGGCTACGCCGCTTCCACGCCGGGAAGCAGCCGCTGTGGGAGACCGACATCGAGCGGCAGAACCGTCTCATGCAGGAGGAGCTTGACCGGCGTCAGGATCCGGCGACTCTGCTCTCGGCGGTGGAGCAGCTGGTTGCCGCGGCGCGATCCGTGTCGACCGGGCCTGCCTCGGAGGCAAAGCCGGCGCGGGCACGTAAGGCCGCTCCGTCCTCGTAGTGGTCCTGGTTCCGTACACGCGGCTTCATCCAGCTACGGCCCGTCTGCTCAACCGGCACGCGCCGGGGCATCGGCGGGTGCGGCTGGACCCGGCCGATGTCACCGCCTACTGGGCGTTGCTCGCCGAGCAGTGGCGGACGCCCGGCGATCTGCTGATCGTTGAGCAGGACATCGGCATCCACGCCGGGGTAGTACCCGGGCTCACCGCGTGCCGGGAACCGTGGTGCGGGCACCCGTACCCGATCGGGGAGCAGCTGCTGGTCTGCCTCGGCTGCACGAGGTTCACCGCCGAGCTGAAAGCGGCAGAGCCGGACTTGCTCGACGTGGTGGGCGAAGACGGCACCGGCGGTCTCCCGGCACGGCATTGGCAGCGGCTAGACGTACGGATCCTCGACGAGTTACGTCACCGCGGCTACTGGCAGCACCGCCACGATCCGCCCGTGCGGCACTACCACCGCTATCCGGCGTAGGGGGTGGGCTCGTGGCCACGCCGTACGTGACGCCCCGCATGTTGACGAACACCCCGACCGGGGTGGCGTGGTCGACGATTCCCGCGCTGAAGGCGACGACGCAGGAGCAGCTCGCGGAGCAGACCAACATCTGCTGGCGTGCGACTGGCATGGTCGACACCTTCTGCGACCAGGTGTTGCGTGCGACCGTCGACAACGAGCAACTCACCGGGCCGGGTGGGCCTCGGGTCGGGGTTCAGCAGGGTTCCTGCAACGGGGAACTGATCATGCGGCGGTGGCCGGTGACGCAGGCGCTCGCCGTCCAGACCTCACCCAACGCCACCTTCCCTCGTGTCTGGTCGGCGGTGCCGTCGGGCAAGTTTGAGGTCGGCCACCCGCTGATCAACATGTACACGGACAGCGCATCGGCGACGATGCCGGAAGGCGCCCAGTCGATCCTGGTTGCCCCCGGCTACATCACCTGGAGGCTCGGCCGTAACGGCTACCGGATCTTGGTGTCATACGTCAATGGCTGGCCACACGCGAGCCTGACGGCCGCTGCGGCGGCAGCTGCGACCACGCTTCAGGTCGACGACGTGACCGGGTTCACCGGGGCGTCGGCGTTCGTCTATGACGGGGCGGAAACCGAACCTGTTGCGGTCACGTCAGTGTCGGCCACGTCGCCCCTGTCGCTGCCTAACGGCGTTGGCGTCGCGCAGACCGGCCCGGGGACGTTGACGCTCGCCGCGCCGCTGGCGAACCCGCATCAGGCCGGGGTTGTTGTGTCAGCACTGCCCCCCAACGTGATCTGGGGGACCGTCTACTTCGCCGTCGCGCAGGCCCTGACCCGCGGGGCGACGGCCACGGCGGTGCAGTCGATCAGCAGCTCCAGCGCGGGTGGCGCCCCGTCGAACACCGACGACTACAACAAGCTGGCGCAGGGAATGCTTCAGTCGTTCCGGCGGGTGATTTGATGCCGCTGAACACAGTCCAGGTCTACCTGAAGTCGGTGCTGGACCAGATGGTGCTGCCCCAGGGGCTGGGCGCCCTCGACGCGTTCATCACCCCACCCAATCCGCGTGACGACCCTGAGCCGGCCATCTACATCTGGGGCTCGCACGCCGACGAAGCGCGGATGACAGTGCCGCGGGCTGTGCACGGGAACCTCGCGACCGGCGGAGACAAGGCGATCACCCACCGGGTTGACTGCTGGCTGACCTGGTTCGAGTCGTCCGAAGACCTCAACGTCGACTCGAACTTCCCCGCCATCCTCGACGCGGTGTTGGCGGTGCTGCGCAACGTCGAGATGCTCGACGCGACCCAGCACGCCACCGACCCCGTAACCGGGCAACTGTCGCATCTGCTCAACGTCGGGGAGAACATGTCGTGGGAGTACGGCCCTGTGCGGGCTGTCGCCGACCAGCGTCTGCTGCGCTTCGACGCGCAGATCACGGTTGAGGTCATTGAGGTCATCCAAGCCTGACGCCTTCCGCGTCTTCCCGGCCGCCTGCTGTGGCGGCTGTTTCTGTCTCCGCCCGCCTCGCCTCGAGGAGTTTCCGCATGCCCAAGGCATCCGCGGCCGATGCCGCCACGCCGTCAGCCGCCGACGCGGCACCAGATAAGGCCGTACCGCTGGCGCAGGAATCGCCGGCAGCGGCGGACGAGGCGCCCGCGCTGGCGTGGGGCCGCTGGGTCTATACCGGCCCGCCCGGGCGGATCTACGCCGACATCCCCGTCACCCCCGACCCGGGCGACGTCATCGCCTGGCACTCCCCACCGGCCGCTGACGGCTGCTGGACGGAAACGGACCTGCCCGAGTCCCGCATGCCCGACAACCACCGGCCCGAGCCGGCCGAGCCCGTGAAGGAGGGCTGACCCCGTGCCGAATCCGACCACCTACGCCTCCGCGAGGCAGAAGATCGGCCTCGCGGTGGAGACCACGCAGGGAACTGCGGTCGCCCCGACCGTGATGATGCCGGTCGACAAGTTCGACCCGGAAGACAAGCCGGCGTGGATCGACGACAACGCCATGCGCGGGTCGATGACCGAGGTCTACAATAAGATCCAGGGCGTCAAGCATGCCGAGTTCGACATCGGCGGACCGGCGTTTTTCGACACGCTCGGCTACCTGCTCGCCAACATCTTCGGCGACGTCGTGTACTCGGGCACCTACACCGGCTCGGGTACGACGACGATGTCCTCGTCGGCGTCGGCCGGTGCGACGACGATCTCCACTGCGGCGTCGATCGCGGCGACCACCGTGATTCAGATCGACACCGGTGTCAGCTCCGAGGTGCGTACCGTCAACAGCGTGTCGGGGTCGGGCCCGTACACGCTGACCCTGAACATGGCGCTGTCGATCGCCCACAACTCCGGGGTGACGGTCAAGCCGATCACTACCCCGTACTCGACGGGGTTCTCCCTGCTCAACTCGGGCGCGGCGCAGCCGTCCAGCCTGTCGATCACCGACTATCAGGGGCCGACCGCGTCGACGGGTACCCGGGTCTACCCGGGATGCTGCCTGTCGGAGCTGACACTGAAGGGCACCCCCGAGTCGTCGGTGCTCGAGTTCGACGCGAAGGGCATGGGGTGGCCGTCGGCGTCGGCTGCGGCGTTTTCGACGTCCCCGTCGACGGCGCTGCCGCAGGCGGCGTGGCGGTCCCAGGTCGGTTTGAACGGCACGGTGTCTGGTGCGCCGATCCTGACGGTCAACGAGTTTGAGGTCACCATCAAACGCGAACTTGAGTTGATCTACACGGCGCAGAACAGCCAGAACCCGTACTTCATCCAGCGGGGCAATCTCACCGCCTCCGGGAAGCTCAACGCGGTCGTCAACGACGAGACGTTCCTGACCTACCTGATCTCGAACACCCAGCCACAGCTACAGATCATCGTTTCGAATGTGTTGAGCGGCGCGAACCTGCTGGCCTTGCAGGTCGACGTGCAGCAGGCCGCGTTCACCGATTCGAAAATCGGCCGCGGTAAGGCCGCCGTCGAGTACGGCGCCGGGTACGACGCGGTCGCGAACACCGTCAACGCCGGCCAGTCCGGCGGCTTCTCGCCGATCTCGCTGACGCTGCAGAACGCCGTCGCCCCCAACTCCTACTGATCAGCCAGCAAATCCCCTCGCACAATGGAAAGGCCAGCCGTGACCGACCCCATCATCCCCCTGCATCTTGACCTGCCCTCCGGCGGGAGCGTGGACTTCCGCGACCCGGAAGACCTCACCGGCGACGACCACCGCCGCGTCGTCGGCGCGATCCGCAACATCAGCGGCAGTGAGGTGTCCATGGCTATGGACGCTGTCTACGGCACGGCGTGCATGCTGATCGAGGCGTGGGCCATCCCGTACCTCCCTGACGCGCCGCCGCCCAGGGACGACTTCGGCGCGCTGGGGAAGCTGAAGATCCGGGACTACAACGCCGTCATCACCGCAGTCACGCCGGCGGTGGAGATGCTGTTCCCGAACGAGTCGCCGGATGACGCGAACAAGCCTGGATCCCCTACGTTGCCCGCCGGCGGCTGAAAGCCCAACTGGCGGGGTTCCGTGGCATCCGCCCCCCGCGCGGGGTGGAGGAGCGGCTGCTCGACGAGGCCGCCTACTACTACTGGTTCGCGGACAGGTTCGGGTGGACGCCGGATGCGGTTGACCGGCAGTCGGCGATCCGGCTGCGGCGACTGATGGTGGTCGGCGACGTCGTGGCCGAAGTGGCGGAGGAGAAACGCCGCGCCGAGAGCAGGTGAGCCTGTGTCTGCCACCCGTCTTGCCGGCGTCGCTGAGGTCTCTGCTGCGTTCGCATTGATGATCGCGAGGACAGAAGCGGCGACACCGAAGGCGATCAACGACGTGTTGCGGGTCGTCACCCGGCAGCAGCGCACCCTTCTCATCCTCGGCTCTCACCCACCGGGCACCAAGACGGGTTCTCCGCCCGGTTCACCTCCATGGAGGATTTCCGGCCACTTGCGGGACTCGGTGACGGTGCGCCGCGCGTTGAGGTTGCGCCTCGGCAGGTGGGAAGGGCAGACCGGGCCGACCGCGGTCTATGGCCGCATCCAGGAGTTGGGCGGCGACACCGGCCGGGGTCACCGCACCCACCTGCCGCCGCGCCCGTCCCTGTATCCGGCGTGGCGGATCGTCCACCCCACGGTGAGGTCCACATTCCAGGCCGCTTGGCACCGGTCCACCCGTCCGTGACAGCGCTACCTCGGATTGGAGGGCGCAGGTGACGGACTTTCTGCCCCCAGTGGTACTCAAGCTCGGCGCAGACATTTCGGAGTACCTGGAGAAACTGGCGATCGCCGACGCGGCGTTGAAGAAGTTCGCCGCCGATGTGCCCAACACGCTCAAGGCGACTGAGGCCGGCATAGCGGCTGAAGGCAAGAAGGCCGGCAAGGCCTTCACCGAAGGTCTCGCGGACGAGGCCGAGGCCGGCGTGAAGCGGATCGCACGCGATGCGGCGGGCCGGCTGCGCGACGAGCGGGGCCGGTTCGTCGCTGCGGGAGAACACGCCGGGGACGGGTTCCTCCTCGCGTTCCTGCGCAAACTCGCGTCGGGGCTGCGTTCTGGGCTCGGGGCGCTCGGCACGAGTCTCGGGGTGCTGTGGAAGGGCTTCATGGCCACGGCGATCCCAGCCGCAGTCGGCGGCGCCGCGCAGTTGGTGTCCGCGCTGGCCCCCGCCGTTGGGGCGATCAGCCTGATCCCCGCCGCCGCGGTCGGTGCCGCCACAGCGCTGGGCACGCTGAAGCTGGCCCTGTCCGGTGTGGGTGACGCCATCTCCGCCGGGCTGGCAGGCCACACCGCCGCGTTCAACAAGGCGATGGCCGGGCTGGCGCCCGCGGCGCAGCAGGCCGTGCGGGCGATCGTGTCACTCAAACCGCAACTGGACGGCCTGCGCCAGGTGGTGCAGCGCAACTTCTTCGCCCACTTCGCCGCCGACATCCGGCCGCTGGGCGACCAGTACCTACCGATGCTGACCGCCGAGCTGGGGCACGTGTCCTCCGGTCTCGGGGAGATGGCCGGCCAGATCACCCGCCTGGCCCGCACCCCCGACTTCTTCAACGGCGTCGGGTCGACGTTGCGCAACGTCGGTGACGCGGTCCGCAACGTCACCCGGGCGGTGCCGGGCGTGGTCGACGGGTTCCGCCGTATCACCCAGGTCGGCTCCCAGTTCCTGCCCGGCCTCACCTCCGGGTTCGGGCAGTTGGGCGCGAAGTTCGACGCGTTCATCACCCGCGTGCAGAACTCGGGCCAGTTGGCGAAGTTCATCCAAGGTGGCCTCGACGCATTGAAGCTGCTCGGGCCGCTGCTGACCAACGTCGGGTCGATCCTGTCGTCAGTGTTCCAGGCCATGGGTTCTGCCGGTGGGCAGGCCCTCGGCATGTTCGGGCAACTGATCGGCGTGCTCGCCCAGTTCCTGAAGTCGGCCGGCGGCGTACAGATGCTCAACGGGCTGTTCTCGATCCTGGGGCAGATCGCCAACGCCCTCGGCGGGGCTGTAGGGCAAGTTCTTCCCGTTGTCGGGTCGCTGCTGTCCACTGTGATGACCGCGTTGCAGCCGATCATCGGCCTGTTGACGGGCCAGTTCCTGCCCGTTGTCGCGAACCTTGTTGGCAGCTTGGGCACGGCGCTGGTGCCGGTCGTCGCTGCCCTGGCCCCGGCGCTCGGCCAAGTGCTGTCGGCATTGATGCCGGTCGTGTCGGTCCTGGGTGACTCGCTCGGCCAGGTCCTGATCGCCCTGGCCCCCGTGCTGGCCCAGTTGGCGACGACGCTCGGGCAGGTTCTGACCGAGAACCTTCAGGCGGTCATGCCGTACTTCACGCAACTGCTGCCGGTCCTCACCCAACTGACTGCTGCACTGCTGCCCGTACTGATCCCGCTGATCCGGCTGCTCGGAGATTCGCTGCTCGTGCAGACGCCGCTGATTAGCGCCCTGGTCAGGCTCATGGCTGCGATCCTGGTCCCCGTCATCAAGCTGCTCATCCCCCTGGTGGAGGCGTTGGCGAAGGGCCTGGACTGGGTAGCGGACGAGGCGGACAAGGTGGTGCCGCCCGTCGTGAAGCTGGGCGACGAGATCGCTGCGGCACTGTTCAAGGCGAAGACCTGGAAAGAGGTCGGCCACTGGTTCGCAGGTATCTGGCACGACATCGAAGGATTCGTCTCCAAGGCGGTCGCCTGGTTCAAGCAACTGCCGGGCAAGGTGTCGGCCGCACTGCGGGCACTGCCAGGCATCCTGGAACGCGCCGCGAAGGACGCGTTCCACAAGTTCTTCTTCGCCGTCGGCTACGGCATCGGGTTAGTGATCCGGGAGACCATGGCCATGCCTGGCCAGGTCGCGTCCATTGTGACCGGGATGTGGGACTGGGCCAGCAAGAAGTTCTCCGAAGGTGTGGCTGAGGTGGTCGGGTTCGTCAAGACGCTGCGTGGCAAGGTCGGCGCCTGGTTCACGTCCACAAAGGACACTGCGGTGTCGACGACGTCGTCGCTGATCTCGAAGGTGACGGAGTTCCTGTCCAGCTTGCCGGGGAAGGCGTGGGATGCGATCAAGCCGCTGCCGGGCAAGGTGAAGGACGCGGTGTCGGGTGCCGCGACGTGGCTGTATGACGCTGGCCGTAACGTGGTGCAGGGGCTGATCGACGGACTGAAGTCCAAGTGGACCTCAGCCGTGAACGCGATCAAGGGTCTTGGGCACGACATTCTGTCCGGGTTCAACTCGGCGGTGGGTAACAGTTCGCCGTCGAAACTGTTCGGCGTGGCCGGGTTCAATGTAGTGGCCGGGTTCGTGAAAGGCATCACCGACAACGCGTCATCAGCTACCGCAGCGGTGGCGCGGATGCTCACCTTCGGCGGCGGCACTGGGCTGACAGTGCCGTCGCTGTCGCTCGCCGGTACCCCGGCGTCGCTGGTGCCGGTCGCCTCGTCGGCACCAGCCCAGGCGGTGGTCAACCTTCACGTGTCGACGCTGCTGGACGGCAAGGTGATTCACCGGCAGTTGATCCCACACGCCCAGCAGTACAAGTCCCGCACCGGCACCACCGGCCTGGACTAGCGCCGGTAAGTGGTGACCGTCATGCGGGAGCGGCCCTTCATCCACTTCCACCAGTACACCGGTGCCCACAGGCCGCCGCTGCACAAGGTCAGCAGGATCTGCCCGAAGTGCCACGACCCGGAGCGCCTGTTCCGGGTGACGGCGCGGCCAGTCTGCTGGACATAGATGGGGCGTTGAGGGTTCACCACCACAGAGTGGACCCTGTCCGCAACTGGCGGTGGCGGCTGTCCGGATCAATGCGTATGGACAGGCGGTGGTTTGCGTGTCGGCGAATTGGCGCCCGGACATGGTTGTGCAAGTGGCGTTCAACGCCAACCCGAACGACCCGGCGGCGGTACCGGTGTGGACGGACCTTTCCTCCGGCGTCGGCGGGGCGTTTCTGGGCGCTGATGCGGTGACCCGGGGTCGGCAGTACGAACTGGACCAGAACCAGGCGAGTCAGCCCACGTTGCGGTTCTTGGACCAGTACGAGTACCTGAACCCGGCCAACACGTCGTCGCCGTACTACCCGAACGTTGTCCCGTACCGGCAGATCATCTGGCAGGCCATGTGGAACACCGCCGCCGGGAACCCTGCGACGGGGAACCTGCTCAACCCGGGCCAGGGCGCCGATTCCCGCCTCGGCACCAGCAGTGCGGGCTATGACCCGTCGTTCGAGTCATACGCCAACGGGGCAACCGTGCCGTGGATCACCGCCGTCGGGTCGACCACACCGACGGTGACGACCACGAACCCGCAGCAGGGCACGAAAGACCTCACCTACACGATCGCTGCGTCGTCGACGACGCAGGGCGTGTCGCTGGTGGTGCCGTGTATCCCGGGCAGGCAGTACACCGGCAGCCTGTACGTGCGCCAGTCCACCGCATCAACACAACAGATCACGGTCGGCGGCCAGACCGCGGTGATGGACGCGTACCGGCGTACCGTGTCGAGCGGCTGGGGAACAGCCGACATCGGGGGCCCCTGGTCGACGTCGGGTGGATCGGCGTCGGACTACTCGGTCGCCGCCGGGGTCGGCATGCACGAGCTGACTAGCGTGAACGTGTCCCGTAAGACCGTCATCTCCTCGGCGGTAGCCGACGCGGACCAGACCATCACGGTTTCCACTTCTGTGGTGGCTGCGGGCGCCGCGATCCGCGCCGGTGTGATGGCCCGGTACGCCGACGCCTCCAACTACTACCGCGCGGTCCTCGGATTCAACACAGACCAGACGATCGACGTTCGGATCGTCAAACGCGTCGCAGCGGCAGAGGCCACAGTCGCGTCCGCAACCACGTCGCTGACGCACGTCGCCGGGGCACAGTACAACCTGCGATTCACCGTCGTCGGGGCAACGTTGCAGGCGCGGGCATGGCCCGCGGGCGCCACCGAACCGACCACCTGGGACGTCGACACCACCGACTCGGCGTTGATCGCGGCCGGGTCGGTGGGCTGCCACTCGACGCTGGTCACAGGCAACACCAACACGCTGCCGGTGACCATCTCGTTCGACAACCTCACCTCGGTAGCAGCCTTGGCTGGCACGTCGACGACCACGACGGGCTCGTACGTGCGGTTGTCGGTGACCTGGACCGCAGCCCAGCCGACGCACATCTTGCAGGTGGCGACGGTCGGTGCTGCGGTTGCCGGGACGGTCAACGTGGACGCGATCCAGCACGAGCAGGCGGCCTCGGCCTCCGCCTTCACCGCGTCGGGGCCGGTCATCTACGGCGTGTTCCGCGGCTACGTGGAGCGCTGGCCGGCCTCGTGGGAGGAAGACAGCGCTGGGTACCTCGGCAGGTGTGAGGCGACCTGCGTTGATAGCTTCGGCCCACTCAACCGGATCTCGTTGAGCAGCGAATACCACAGCGCGATCATGGAGAAGGAGCCCGACTACTACTGGTCACTCAACGAGGCCGCAGGCGCGAGCACGTTCGGGGAGCAGTCCGGCAACAGCGGGCCGTCGCTGTCCCGGATGAACAGCAAGTACGGCGCCGCGTCGACATTCGCGGCTGGGACGGCGACCGACATCCCCGGCGACCCGTCCGGTACGGGGTTGGCTGTGAGCGGATCCGGCACTTCCGCGTGCAGCGTCATCCAGACAGGGGTGACCAACGGGTCGCCCGTTGTTGTGGGCGGCGCGGGTACCGAGCTGGCGTACACCTGCGCTGTATGGATCGCGCATAGCGCGGTCACATTCTCCGGGCAGTCGCTTGCGGTTGCCGACTCGCAGTACAACCGGCTCATCGCCCTTCAGTCGTTCACCGGGCCTGCCCGACTCCAGTACGCGTCGTCTTCCGGCACCGGAGGGGCGGGAGTCCTCGTCGCAGATCGTTGGGGTGACGGCGACCCGCATCTCTACGTTGGCGTAACAACGATCTCCGGAGCGGACATCACGGTCGACTTCTACGTCGATGGAGCATCGGTGGGTACAAGCACAGGCCCCACGGCGGGGATGGTCGCGCCGTTCCAGACGTCGCTGCTGGAGTTGGGCGGTGCCATTTCGCTGCTGACTGGGTTCACCGCCGACGGGCTACCCAACGGCGT